AGCTAGGGATTGGGCTATTTTTAGTTTCTCATTTAAGACGCTCTAATGGTACAGCCCATGAAGATGGAGGTAGGATTAGTTTAAGTGAGTTAAGAGGATCTCAGGCTATTGCTCAGTTATCGGATATTGTGATTGGACTAGAGAGAGATCAACAGCATGAGTCTGAACATATCAGGAATGTAACTACTTTGAGAGTGCTGAAGAATCGCTATACGGGACTTACTGGCCCTGCGACTTACCTAAAGTATCAATCAGATATCGGCAGGATGCAGGAAACAGGTAAGCCAATAGGGGATGTTCAACAAGACGATGACTTTTAATAGATATGTATTTATCTAGTAATACACTCATTCTTGATATAGAAACTGATGGATTAAACCCCACAAAAATATGGTGTTGTTCCTCTAATCTATTCTCTACAGTTTTTTCTGAGGAAGAATTTAAGGATGCTTTAGCGACTATCGAAGTTGATACGATTGTTGCTCATAATGGTATTGCTTTTGATTTTCCTGTTCTTCAAAAATTATGGAATATAGATCTTTCATCCTATCAATTACTAGATAGTCTCGTATTGTCTCGCCTAGCTTCTCCATCCAGAGAAGGAGGCCATAGCCTACGTGCCTGGGGAGAAAGATTATGCTTTCCTAAAGGCACTCATTCTGAATGGGAGCGATTATCTTGCGAGATGATACGCTATTGCGAACAAGACGTTAGAGTGACAGAGCAAGTCTTAAAACAAGTAGAAGTGGAGTTAAGCGGATTTGACTTTAAATCTATTGAACTAGAACACCAAGTACAAACTATAATTCAGCAACAGGTTAAGTATGGTTGGTTATTAGATTACTCTTTAGCGACTTCCTTAGTAGCAGAGTTCAAGGAAAAACTATACGCCATAGAGGATGAAGTACATAAAACATTTAAACCTACCCTTACTCTTATCAAAGCAATTGCTCCGAAGACTAAAAAGAATACTGATGAATTTAGTAAAGTAGGATTAAAGTTCTTAGGGGACGATTGGAAGAATGTTGTTGGGGACTTTTGTAGGGTAGAGTATCGACCTTTTAATTTATCTTCCAGACAACAGATAGCTCTATACTTACAAAAAGCAGGATGGGAACCAACTAAGTTTACCGATAAGAAACACCCCATTGTAGACGAATCTACGTTAGCTAATGTTGATATACCTGAAGCTAAACTAATTGCTGAATACATTACCATTCAAAAAAGGAAAGCCCAGGTACAAAGTTGGTTAGATGTAGCAGATAAAGATAATCGAGTTCATGGGTATGTAAATACTAATGGTGCGGTTACTGGCAGATTTACTCACTCTAAACCAAATATGGCCCAAGTCCCAGCAGTCTATTCACCTTACGGTAAAGAATGTCGTTCCTGTTGGATTGCTAAAGACGGTTATAAAGTCGTTGGAGTTGATGCTTCTGGTTTAGAACTAAGAATGTTAGCCCACTATATGAAGAGTGAGGAATACACTAATGAAATTATTAACGGAGATATACACTCCCTTAATCAAAAGCTTGCAGGACTTGAATCAAGAGATACAGCAAAAACTTTCATCTATGCATTCCTGTACGGAGCAGGAGATGAAAGACTTGGTTCAGTGGTTGGAGGAAGCAAAGGGGATGGAAGATTACTTAGAGAACAATTTTTGTATCGTCTCCCGTCACTTAAAGATCTTCGAGACAGAGTTATACAAAAAGTTAGCGAAAGAGGAACACTCAAAGGTTTAGACGGAAGAAAGCTTTTTGTACGCTCAGAACACTCAGCACTAAATACTTTACTACAATCAGCAGGAGCACTAGTAATGAAAAAAGCTCTGGTGTTGTTGGATGAATACGCCAAGCTTTGGGAAATAGATTTTAATTTTGTTGGGAATATTCACGATGAAATTCAATCTGAAGTCATTGCAGATAAAGCAGAAGAGTTTGGAAAACTTGCAGTTAGTTGTATTAGAGAAGCAGGTAATCGTTTTAATTTAAATTGCCCATTAGACGGTGAATATAAAGTAGGGGACTCATGGGAACAGACACATTAGTAGAAGATATCTACAAACTTATTTCTACAAAAGAAACTTCTAATGAGATAGATGTAGAAAACAATATAGAAGTTTTTGGAGAAGCAGTTAAACAGTTAATGCGGAATCAGTTTTTAGTTGAACATAAAGGGGATGAGGGAAAACTCCGTATGTCTTTAATTGGTAGACCAGATAAATACATTTGGAATAAATATCACGGTACTCCCTCAGAAGAATTACAGCCTCATACCTTACTTAAATTTATGTACGGGCATCTCATAGAAGAGTTACTTTTGTTTTTAACAAGAATGTCTGGACATAAAGTAACTGATGAACAGAAGTTTTGTGAAGTAGGAGGTGTTAAAGGTTCTATGGATTGTAAAATTGATGGTGTTTTAACAGATGTTAAATCAACTTCAGTATTTGGTTTTAAAAAATTTAAAGAAGGTAAGGTAGCTGAAGACGATCCTTTTGGTTACGTAGGACAAATTAAAGCTTATGCCCACTCAGAAGATGAGACTGAGTTTGGGTGGTTAGCAATGGATAAACAGAATGGACATATCACTTATCTCAAACATAATTTGAAAGATAAAAAAGATCCTATGCACAATAAGCTCCAGGGAGACATAGCGGAACAGATTGAACATATTAAGAAAGTAGTGAGTAATCCAGAGCCAAAAGAATTTTGTTATAAAGATGTTCCAGAAGGTAAGTTAGGCAATAGAAAATTAGCGATAGGTTGTTCTTATTGTGAGTTTAAACATCATTGTTATCCTAATCTAAGGGTGTTTAATTATGCTAAAGGGCCAGTCTTTTTAACGAAAGTAGTTAAAGCACCTAAAGTAGAGGAAAAAAATTTTAAGGTATTAGCGAGTGAATTCTAAAAAAAGAAAAAGAGTTGCTAAAAGAGAAAAGTACGTCTGTAAATTTTGCCAGTGTAATGATAGAGAAAGATTTACTACAGGATCTTTTTATGAATGTAGAAAGTGCAGAGCAGAGAGATCAAAAGATGTTCATTTTGAACAATACTCTGCTGCACTAAAGAGACAACAACTCTCAATAGTTCATTGGAAAGCGGCTCAAGTAGACTCAGGCGGGTGGTAGCGTCTTAAAAGTACATGCTGGTGGAGCCGCCACCCGAATTAGTGACGGGTGAACAAACACTTAATGTACTTAACTACCACACAACAATAATGAAGGAGGAAGGATAAATGATTACACGCCCAGAGTTTTGGAAATGGATGGAAACTTGCCCGACCAAATGGCAACAGGAGCAGACCAACGATGCTTTTGGTAAAATTTGGATTAGTTTTGCTGTCGATTATAAGAAAGTGTTGCCCGAATCTACTACAGCCAATCATGTGCGGTGGCAAATGGAAAAAAATGAAAAAAAATAAATATAGATCTAGGTTCGAAAAAGATTTTGCTGAAGCAATCCACAATAAAATAAAAATGGAGTTTGAACCTGAAGAGTTCCCTTATGTTATGTCTAAAATGTATCTCCCAGACTTTGTTTATAACGAAAAGATATATATAGAGTGTAAAGGATTCTTTAGAGAAGGAGATGTAAAAAAATACAAAGCAATAAGAGATATGTTTATTGAAAAAGGAAAAGAATTTATTTTTTTATTAGCAAATCCTGATAAGAAAGTACGTAGGAACGGTAAGATAACGATGGGGGACTGGTGTAAAAAAGAAAAGATACCTTTTTTTACTTTAGCAACTATCCCAGAATTAATTGCATACGCTACCGCAGGAGAATAACACAATGAAGAAACGATTAAATGATGTTACCCCTGAAGAATGGGATAAAAATAAACAAGATAGTTTAAATGTCTCTATTGTAGACACTAAAAAACAAGAAGAACAGTTTGACGTAATTACCAGGCCCGAACACTACAATAAGGGTGGCATGGAAGCAATAAAGTATATTGAGCAGCAGTTAGGAGAAAACTTTTTTGTTTATTGTGAAGGGAATGTAATGAAGTACCTCCATAGATGGAGATATAAGGATCATTTAAAAGATTTAAAGAAAGCTAAATTTTATTTAGAAAAAATGATTACAACGATTGAAGATTCTAAATGACGACTACTTTATACCTAGTGACAGTAGGAACCTGGTTTTTATTTACAGTGTTTACAGGCCCAAAACAAGTAGAAGAGTGTCTAACACTTGTCCAAGATTTAGAAAAAAGGTATGAAGTTGATGCTATTTGTTTAACTAAAAAAGATAAAACTATAGTAGTTACTCAGTAGCTTTTATTTGTTCTTTTCTTTGTTCTGCTTCAAGTTGCAGTTTTAATTTAAACTCTTCTCTTTCATCTATAGCTACGTCTGCTAGTACATTTGTAAGAATAACACCAGCAGCCGCTTGTAAAGCATCTTCAGATGTAAATTTCTTTTTTTCAAAAGCTAAAAGTGCTTTTACTGCTTTAGGATTAGTTGATGCTTTTGCTAAAAAAACAGGCCCAGCTATTATTGCTGCTGCTGATCCTAGTCCAGATGTTAGTAATGTCTCTAACGCAATTCCTCCCTGGGCCATTGCGCTAAGTGTGCTAACTTCTCTTCCTTTTATAGCTAATCCTAAAAAGTTTGAATCTGCTTTAGTTGAAGTTTCTGCCATCATATTAGTAAGCTGCATAACTCTTGCAGTATCGGCTCCAAAAATAGCAGCTAAAGATCTTCTGCCATTTTTAGATCCCCATTGTTTTACCAAGTTTTTATAACCAGAAAAATCAACTTCATCAAAAGCTGCTAAATTAAAACTTTTTTCTAAAAAAGAAGCTTTAATTGCATTTTTAGCTTCTGCTGGTGTTTTAAAAGTTAATCCAGATGCACCTTCTTTTCCTAAAAGTTTATAAGCAGTATCTATGCTCCCCATAAAAGCCTCTATCTTTTCAGGGGATTGTGTTGTAGTTAGCATTTTTCCTAAAACGTCAAAACCTCTTTTATTAGTAGCTATACCAGTTAGAATACTTGAATTTATTGTAGGTAATAAACCCTCCATATTATCATAGTATTCTTTCTTTAATGTTTGATAAGCCAAACCTGCTTCTGGATCAATTCTTTTTATTGAATTTTGTATTTCTTCTTTTAAAGTTTTTTCTAAAAGTTCTACTTGTCTTAAATCTGCTTTTACTATACCTGATCCACCTAATCCTACTTGCTCTCTAGCTCGTGATACTATTTGAGTTATTTGTTTATCTAACATAACTAAAGAGTTACCTGTTAATGTAGGAAACTGTAAAAAAGTGCTAGTTAAATCATTTAAAATTTTATTTGTTGCATCACTTAATTCGCTTATTGCTTCTACAGGTTTTCCATCAACAATTTCTTTTGATATAAATCCTGATCTAAATGCAGCTATTCGATTAAGAAAAGGTTTTGTTGGAGCACTTTTTGTTGCAATTTTTGATTTAATTCCACTTGCACCAGAAAGTGCTTCTCCATAAGCATCAATCATTGCTTTTCTTCCTACTGTTAAAACAGTATTAAGTTCTTCTCCTAAAGAAGCAGCGTCTAAACCTCCTACTACACTTTTGCTAACAAGTTTATTTAAATTTTCCCCAATAATACTGTTTACTCTTTCAGCGTTTCTTTCTAATATTGGGCCAGATGCAACGCCTAATTTTGCAATAGAATCAAAAAAATCATTTAATACAGTTGATCTACCTGTTTGTCCTCTTGTTAATGTAGCTCCTCCTTCTTCTAAAAGTCGTTGTGTAGCTCTTAACGATTCTTTAGAACCAGCAGCCATGCCTTCTTTTGCTGTTTTTACAAGTTGATTTGCAGTTTCTTTTGGAGAAATTCCTAAAGCTTTTCTAGTTTGAATAAAAGATTTAATTTTACTTCCAGCACCAAGAGTTACTAAATCAATACCAGCAGAAATAGCAGCTTCTTTTACAGCATCTGCGTAATCAATAGGGACATCTTCTAAGACATCAGAAACTGCTGAACCAGTCCCTGAAAGAATAGCTCCTCCAGCAATTCCACCTGCAATCATACCTGGAGGGCCAAAAGGTACTCCTAAAGCGGTTCCTACAATAGAACCTGTTAAACCTAAAGGAACTTCCATATTCTTTTTAGTCCACTCATAAGCATCTAAGTACCACGGCAAATCTTTAGGAGGAGGTTCTTTGTCTTGATTTAATTCAATAGTTGTTTCTGAAACTACTCTTTGGATGACTTCTTCACTAGTTCCTGGAACAAATTCTAATATAGTTCCATCAAATAATTGAACTACAGTATTTTCATTAGCACTCATTTTTCTTTTTCCTGATTATCAATCCGATTGCCAGCTATATCATAATACCGAACATTTACTGCGTTCCCTATATTTACTGCGTTCCCTGTAGTTTCTTTTCCTGAAGACTCTTCCTGTTGGTTTTTTGCTTCTAATGCTCTAGTGTAATCTTCAAAGCTTTCACTCGTAACTTTTAATGTTGCATTTTCTATTGCAGAGGTATACTGCCTTATTAATTCTTCAAGTATAGCTCTATTTTTAAATTCACTAGCTTCAAGACTTTGATATGTTTTTTCTAAATATTGTCTTTCACCTTCAGATATTGCTCCCTCAAAAACAGCTAATCCATCAAGAACTGTTTGAGCAGCTAAAAATGCAAATCGACCTTCATCTGCTGGTGTAGTTCCAAAAAGACGTTTTGCCCCTCTTATAAGTTTAGTGTCAAAACCACCAGTGTTTAAATCATCAAGTAAAGCTAAACTATCTTTTGCATTTTTTAAGGAAGCTTGCAATGTGGGTAAAACACTTTGAGCCTTTATTCTTTCCTTTGCAAACTCTTGCCTGAGTGTTGTTTCCCCTTTAATACCTGGAGCATCTGCCCCACTTACACCTGTAGTTCCAGAAATAATAGTAATTTTACCTTCTGGAGTCTCACCTTCTCCCAATTTTGGAGCATCCCCTATTGGAGTGTATATTACAGTGGGTTTGCCTCCTTTATAGGCAACTCTACGAGTATAAATATGCCCTTGCTCAGTTCTAATTGTTATTTCATCTCCAAGACTTATTTTGTCTAAAGAAGTTTCTGGCAGTCTTTTTAATAAAGAAACATCTGTTGCCCCATTAGATAAAAATTCTTCTACACTTTCAGGCGTAAATTCTTTTAAAAGATCTACTTTTGTATTTAAAGAAATTTTATTTGCATCTTGAATTTCTTTAATTTTAGCTAAATTAGCCATTCTTGCTGTAGGACTTTGCAAGTATTGATTTTGTATTTTTAATGCTTCAATAAGACCTTCATTAGAAGAAGGATTTTGTATTTGAGACAAATCTTGTGATAAACGTTCTGAAGAAGTTCTAACATCTACAGGGGAACCTAAAGCAGACATTAAACCTCCAATGCTTCTTGCTAAAGGATTTCTTGTCCCTCTTACGCCATACAAAGCATCTTCAGCTAACTGTTGATCTGTAGGTGCTGCTCCAACTTTAGTTAAGTTTTCTAATGCAGGGTTAATTCTGCTAAGAAATGAACTTCCGAATCTTAAATTTGCCATTCTACAGTACCTATATCTACATTATTGAGTAAAGCCATAGGACTACAAATCCTACTCCAACAACTAAAGAAATATAAAACAAAATATGTAAAGTTTCTTTTAATTCTTTATCTCTTCGTATTTTTCTAAGTTTTAATTCTTTTAATCTTTTTTCATGTTCTAATCTACTTTCCTCTACACGATTCATTATCTCGTTGTAGTCTGCTGAAAGTCCCTGCATTAGCATAAGATCTTTAAGCTGTTGGTTAAAAGTAGATAACTGTCTTTTTGCTATCTGTATCTGCATAGACTCTTGGACAGATAATTTACCTACATGCTTCTTTTCAGTCTCCATAACTGCATCATTGGCTTGAGCAAACTTACCAATAATACTTGCAAAGGAAGAAGCATTTTCACCTGTTTCCTTTACAGTTGAAATAGCATCATTTAATCCTTTAACAAGTGAAATACAAGTTGCTACTTCTGCCAGCATAGTTATGTAACATTAGCAGTAGCAGTAGCAGCATTAGCAGCATTTCTTAATGCATCTTGTTCTTCTTTAGTCTGTCCAAATACTCTACCTAAAGCATTTCCTAAGAAATCAAACAAACCTCCGCTAGTCTGAGCACTAGCTCTAGCACTCTCCGCTAAAGCTTGTAATAGATTTTGTTCTAATTCAGCTTCTTTTAATCGAGCAGTTAAGGCTGCTTCTAATCCAGCAACAGAAGATTCACCAAACAAACCTGCACCTTCTCTTCTTCCTGCATCAGCAAGAGCAGCAATATTTGTTGCAGGACTCAGTGCAGCTAATCTTTGTGATTCTGGAGTGAAGCCTAAACCAAGTGTACTCTGTAAATTAGACAAATCTCCAGCACGTAGTTGCATAGGAGTAGTTGAAGCAGTTGTTCCTATATTAAACATGCCTCCAGTTAAATCCTGTAAAGCTTTAGCAATGTTAATATCTCTAGCTTCTTCTGCTGCTGACTGTTGCATAGCAGCTAGAGCAGTTCTATTCCTAGCATCTGCCTGTGCTTTTTCTAAAGCAAGTAATTCAGGGGAACCTCCAAACTGCGAAGTTAAGAGTCCTAATCTACCTTGTCCAGCTAAACGATTCTCTAATGCTATCCTGGCATTTCTTTCATCTTCTGTTTGAATAGCTCGTAAACGATCAAATATTTCCTGCTCTCTAGTAGCTCTATCCATTGCTCCAACAGCTTGAGCAGCAGTTTGAGCTTGCGTTAATAAAGGTGAAACACCTCCATAAGCTTGTTGAGCTATTTGATTAAACATAGGATCATCAGCTTGTGTTGCAGTAGTCGCTAGATTACTTGCACCACTAAATAACGTATTCTGCAAAGCTTGTTGCTCTGGAGAAAGTCCTATATTAATTCCACCTTCAGGAGTTGTTGTTACATTGCCTAATGTAGAAGTAACAGTAAAAGGTTTAAAATTCCAACCAGAAGTAGTTGTGGCAAAGACTAGAAATCATAGTGTTGATCCTAAATGGGCTCACAATGTTATAGGTACTGGTAAATATCTTGAACCTACTAAAAATATAGATGTTGAAGTCGATGCACAATCTATCACTGCATTTAATAGTGATGGCTTTACTACAGGAACATCAGGAGATTTTACTACCTCTGGTAGAACTTATATATCATGGAACTGGGATATTGGAACAGCTTCAAGAACCCCAATTAATACTGGAGGTATAACACCAAGCGAAGTTTGGGTCAACCGTGATGCTGGTTTTGCTGCTACTAAATATACTGGTACTGGATCAGATCATTCTGTACCTCACGATCTTGGAACAAAACCAGATATGTACTTTGTTAAAAAACTTAGTGGTGCTGGAGAATGGAGAGGTTGGCATATAGGATTGGATTCAGGTAAAGGTATTGATTTGAATAGTGACGGTGCTCAATTTAGTGATGATAGTTTTACTCAAACAGTAGATAATAATTATGTTTATATTTAGAGAGAAGACACCATGGCAGGCATTTTAAACAATAAGCAAAGAATA